GGACTGGCGGTCCTAATCCCTGAAAGAAAAATGTCCCGGCTGGACCGTTCTGCCATGACATGGATCTCAACAACTTCAATTCATCATCCTGCTTTTTCTTGTAGTTCATGTAGTTCTGGATGTATTGATTCGTCGTTGGATTATTCGCCCATCGATCCGGCTGCGGTGATGTGTTGTAGTTTTGAATTTGATTCATTGCCTGTGGCATGGTTGCCCATCGATCCGGCTGCGCATTCATGTTCATGGTTGGAGCGTAGTTTCTTACCTGCATTTGTGGTGTGAATTGATTTTGTCCCATCTGCGTATAGTTCGTACCACCTACCAAAGGTTGTGGCACTAAATTGGATGTTACTGGTTTCCTCTGTTGGTTCTTTAGCATCTGTTCTTTTTGCTTTTTATACGCGTCTGCTTGCGCCTGCATTCTCTGCGCGTCGGCCTGCCTGCGCATCTGTTCTTGCTGCTGCTGATATGCCTGCGCCTGTGCCTGCATGCGTTGTGCTTCTGCCTGCCTGCGTGCCTGCTCTGCCTGGTTTCTGCGCTGTGATTCGTTGTAGGATGCGTTGTATTGTGTCTTTGTTGGCGGTTTGTAGGTGACTTTGTTCTTCACCTGTTGGGTTGTGTATTGGCCGTCCATTTTTATTGTCATAATCTTCGACCTCCATGTTTGCGATCTGCTTTCTTTACTGCCTGCGGGTTGATACTTTTTAATAATAACTTCATTTCGTCTGGAATACCCTGCCACATTTCAGCCATTTCAGTTTCCAATACCGGACCATAAAATTCCTGCTGCGCTTCGTCGAATATATCTTCTAATTCTGCCTTGCCTTCTAACATGGCATCGTCAAGATCCAATATATTAAATGGCATTATATACCGCCTTCCATTGGTGGCATTCCTTCTTCTGGATTTTGCCCTGGTAATTGTTGTGGCATCTGCATCGGCATTTCTCCGGGGATCCCTGACATGCCCTCCATCATGTCACCCGGTTGTCCTCCCCCACCTGGTGGAGGTTGCATCATACCATCGGGTGGCATCTGTGGCATTCCTTGCCCTGCGCCTGGTGGAACCATGCCCGCGCCCCCCTGTTGTTGCATCATTTGATTTTGCAATTCCTGCTGTTGTTTCATCTGCATTTCCTGTGCTTTGCGCTGAAATTCCAATTCAGATAACATCTTGACATACTTCTCTTTGTATATCTGCCGGGTTTCTGCGCTCGATTGTCCAACATTCAGATATTTTTCACGCGCTTTTTCGATTGACATCAATTCAGCTTTGACCAATTCCATCGCAATCCTTGCCTGACTAAATTCATCCTGTGGCATTTCAATCCCCAGGGTTGCAACCAATTCAACATCCTCGGGGATCTGTGACAGATCAATATTGATACCCACACCTGTTTGGCCAACCTTGAATTTTTTATAGTTTTGCGATCTCAATATTTCAATGCCCAATGTCATCGCGTCTGTGATCACATTGGATGCCATCCTTTGATAAGGTATCAGTGGCAACCTGCCGGACTGTGAGAGTAACGCGACCATTGAATAAGGTGCATTACCACCCATCGGTTCACCCAGGGTTTGACTATAAATTGTGCTTTCCTCTGCCTTCTGTTGCGTGATCTGGTACAACTCTTTCATGCTCTGGTCTATGGTGTCGCGCTTCATGGGGGTCAGGCTTTCACCGCGTTCGATCTTGATCACACCGCCTGGCGTGTCATAATCTATCACCAATGATTTATTGACATTGTTTGTTTCATACACGTTGACAGGTGTCGCGCCTGTTGCGAATGCGTTGGAATACATCAATGTCAGGATCAATGAATCTCTTGCATGGATCTTCCCCTTGATGGTGCTGTACAAGAACGGCTGCCATTTCTTTTCATCTTCAAATAGATCGCCGCCCTCTACAATTGCGCTTGCGATCGGAATCGTCGGGAGTTCGTGTTCTTTCAACATGATCGGTTGATCCTGTCCGCCCAGCCAGATCGCGTGAATTTCTTCGTCCCAGTATTCGTAAAATTCAACATCCTTTGTTTTGTCCTGCCCTTCTAGTTGTTGCTGTGCTACTGTCCCCAATCGGTTGGTTGCATCAATGACTTTGATCTCCCTGAATACCACATGTGCAGCCAATCCAAAGACATCATAAACCGGGTAACATATCTTCGGGGATAGGACTTCCCATATCAAGGGTGTTTTCTTTGCAATCTTTTCTAATCGTCTTTTCTTCGCCGGGTTCTTTTCGTTCGCGATCAACTCATTGACAGATATAATCGCAATGTCGATCTCACCATATAACACGCCGGAGAGTGACGCGGTATAGTGCAGGGGTGTTTTCCTTATTCGACCGGATGCAGTCCACATCATGGCAGCAGCTTTTTCAAGGCTGTCCGCTGTTTCTTCGTTTAGTTCATCTTTGTTTTTCTCACGCGGAACCGACCACACCGGATCTGCCGCCGTCAATAATCTCACCGCGCCCAGGGTCTTATTTCTTGCGTCGGGTGACATGGTGATCTTGATCCAGTTTTCGTTTGGCATGTCTATTTCTTCTAACAAAAATGCGTCGTCAATTTCTTTATACAGTGCATCGCGCTCACCGTATGACGATATGATCTTGTCTGTGTATGCCTTCACTTCTTCAAAACTTTTCATTGCTTACCATCCTTTGATCTGCATAAATGGGTTCTTTTGTTTCTGCTGCTCTCGTTCTTCTTTGATGTCTGTCAGTAAATATCTTATGTCGTCGTATGCGTGATCTTCCTGTGTGGTGTCCACATCTTCCGGTCTGGTTGCGTCATAGATCAATTCGGGGATCGTTCTGATCGCGTTTCTGCATGATCTGAATATAACCATGCCTGGCATTCCATCGGGTAGATTGCCCAGCATCCGGTCAAACTTTCTTTTACCTGATAGTCTATCGTTATCCGCTTTACTTGGGAAGATCCCTTCATCCGCGTATGTGTCAGCCGTTGAATATACCCGATCTCCTGATTGCCTGTTACGTGACCACATTGCAGGATCCATGAATGTGGCTTTCATCAGTTCGTCACCTGGTGTATTCTCTCTGATCATTCTTGCCTGTTGTACGTCTGTATAACCGGGACCGTACAATTCGCGATAAATGTATATTCTCTGCGTGTCGATGTCCCGCGCTGCCCAGTGTGCCGAAAATGGTGCAGAATAACCCCAGTCCACCGCCCTCCATTTTGGCCAGTGCTGCGGGATCTGAAAAGGTTCACAGGTGTGACGCTCATAATCCCATTGCGGGAATGCCATGCCTTCAAATACATCCCAATCCCCATCGCGCCAGGCTTTCCCGAGTCCACCTTCCAAGTTTTCAAGGTAATAAATATATTCGGGAGGTAAGAACGGGTTATCTTTATAGGTTGCAGGTATAAAACGGGTGAATACTTCTGTCCCCTGTCGATGTGGTATGACGAATCTTTGTTTGAACCATGCGTGACCGATACCGCCGGGGTTCGATGTCAAATAAATACGTACTCTCCAACCCGGCTTTGTGGTGCGGAGAGATCCAAGCAGCATGTCATATTTTCTTTTGCTGATCTGGGTCGCTTCCTCGATCACAATCACATCATATTCAATCCCCAGGTACTTATCAATTTCGCTTTCGTTGTTGAAACCACCCAATACAATGCTGCTGCCGTTTGGAAATTCCAGCTTATTTCTTGATGGTATGTAAGTATGTTGGGTATATTTGAAAACCTTTTGAATGAGATCTTCAAATGATTCTGCTGCTGATTTGGCCAGCTTCCGCAAGAAAAGAACCTTCAACCCTGGGTAACGTAGGCAATCATCAACCGTTTGCGCAAGTGTTGCGTGTGATTTTCCTGGACCCCTCGCCCCTCCCATCGCTATTTCAATAGGTCCTTGACTGTTATCAGCTTCCCTTGCTGTCGCGTGAAAGTATGTCATTTTCGGCAGCGCGATATATCCGGATCTGATAAATGATTCTGTCTGGTCTAATGGCATCCCGGCAAGGCGTGCTTGCTCGATGTATTTTCCCAGTGCTTTTGTGTTCTTAATCGTCGCCGTTGTTGTCATTCTTCCCGCCGTAAACCGTTGATAGAAGATCCTCTAGCCCGCTTACCTGGACATTCATATTTATTTCTGTCGGTGCATCTTTATATAATCCCATCACCCGCGCCAGGATTTCAATAGCCCTGATGCGATCATCAAATTCTATTGTCGTCCCGCTGTTTGTGTGCTTTATCCCCTTGATTAGAAATCCTTTTCCCTCTTTTTTTATCTTTTCAATATTGACGTATTGTTTTATGTCGCCGTTCGGCAATGTCACTTGCTCTGTATAGTCAGAAATATCGGTTTTGGCGAGTTTTATAAGGATGTTGGTAACTTCATCCTTACTTATATTTTTTTCGCGGAAAAGCTGCTCGATTTTGGCTCTGATCTCAGGCTTTTTCATGTTGTCATTTCCGCTTGATCTTGCTGACACTTTAGAATACCCGGCCAGTTCTGCTGCTTTCGTTTGGTTCAAAGTATCTACATAAAATTCGCAAAATAAACTTTGTTTATCTGTCAATTTTCTATCGAGTGCG